GCCACCGGAGATGACGCCATCTACATCACCGAGTCCCGGGAACTCTCGCCCGAGGAGTTCGACGCTTTTGCAAAGCACCTCTACAAATCACGCGACTGGCTTGAGGGTAAAGGCGGCCACTGGGATGACGGTCGCCTCTGCGTGGAAGTCCACGCACCCGGGAGACCGTACCTGTATGTGGACCCCTCAGGCAGCGACTACGGCCGCTACGTCGCCAGGCTCGGCTGAACCCTCTGCAGGTTCTCCCATTCGAGTTGCTTTGCGACCCGTGAACTCTTCCCAGCGTTTGACGATCACGTCCACGTATTTGGGGTCGAGTTCAATGAGTCGGGCTCTGCGTCCAGACTTCTCGCAAGCAATCAACGTCGAGCCTGACCCACCAAAGGGGTCCAGCACCAGGTCGCGAGTCTTACTGCTGTTGCGTATTGCACGCTCGACCAACTCCACCGGTTTCATCGTGGGGTGCAGGTCGTTTTTGGCAGGCTTCTTGATGTTCCAGACATCGCCCTGATCGCGTGCGCCGCACCAGTAGTGGTCAGCGCCGTCCTTCCACCCGTAGAGGATAGGTTCGTACTGCCGCTGGTAGTCGGCACGTCCGAGCGTGAAGGTGTTTTTGGCCCAGATGATGAAGGTGGACCACTTCCCTCCGGCGGCTCTGAAGGCAGCTTGCAGGGTATCCAACTCGCTGGAGGACATGGCGATATAGACCGCGCCCTTGGTGCGGGTCAGGATGTTGTCGCAGGCATCGAACAAGAAGCTTCCGAACCCTTCGCCCAGGTTGTCGTTCATGATGGGGCGGTTTTTGCCACGCATCTTGTCTTTGGCCGTGTTCGCGTAGTTCACGTTGTAGGGCGGGTCGGTAAAGGTCATGTCCACCAACTCCTCGCCGAGCAAGGCCTGATAGTCATCGGCCTTGGTCGCATCGCCACAAATGAGCTTGTGCTCGCCAAGCACCCAGATGTCACCGGGTTTGGAGATCGGGTTTTCTGCGACCTCAGGTACGGCATCCTCATCCGTCAAGCCTTCTTGGCTCTGCTCTTCGCCTGCAATCAACGCCTCCCACTCCTCGGTGGAAAAGCCAGTCAGACCCAGATCAAAGCCCGCATCCTTCAGCTCGGACAACTCGATGCCCAGCAGTTCGTCCTCCCAAGAAGCGTTCTCACCGATCTTGTTGTCGGCAAGGATCAAGGCGCGGCGTTGGGTATCAGTCAGGTGCTCCATGGGTACAACGGGCACCTCTGCGAGACCGAGCTTTCGAGCAGCCAGCAGGCGTCCATGGCCCGCAATGACATTGTTGGATCCGTCAATCAGGATCGGTGCTCCCCAGCCGAATTCACGAATGCTCGCGGCGATCTGAGCCACCTGTGCGTCGGAATGCTGCTTGGCATTGCGCGCATAAGGAATCAACGAATCGACCGCGCGGTATTCGAGTTTGATGGGCTGCATGAGGACCTGAAATGAAAAACCCGCCTCGCAGCACCTGGGTGCATGGGGCGGGTTTGAAGGGCAGAAAACAAAACGCCCACCGAGAAGAACTGGGCGGGCGTGATTTGAGTGATTAGCTGAATCCTATCTCATCGATATATATTGGTCAAGCACTTTCAGCGTGAATATCCGTAGTGAACTGCGAGCACCGCCAGCGCGCCGACCAGGATGCCTTTTGCCTCGTACTGATTGAGCGTTCGACCATTCCATCCCTCCAGAGCGGACCACTCTTTGACACTGCGACCCAAGCCGGCCACATGCCAGACAGCGCACCCGCCTGGGCTGCTGATCCCTCCCACCGCGTCGAGTGCCTCATGCATGCGTTTGCGCGCCCACACCACCCGCTCGGTCATGCTGTCCTTCCACTGCCCACCCGGAATGCGGGTCAGCGGCGGAGCGCCTGCCGGGTCCATCTGGGCAAAGACAAAGGTTCGGTTGAAGTCCTGACCCGCATCGTGCATTTGCGGCGTGATCGAGCCGTTGCGCAGCAAGATGCCAAGGGAGTCGATGCAGCGGAAGTGCTCCGTGCGGTAGCTCGTGCCCTCTTCGGAAAGGCTGTTCCACTCAGCAAGCCGACCACCGGTCAAGCGAACGACGCTGCCGTGCTCCAGCGGTTGTGTGACCGGTTTTTTAGCCATGACGGGCACCTCCCGCAGAGCGCCCGTTGCCCTGCGCCAATGCCCAGACCAAGACAGCCAAGGCGTCAGCCTCGTTGTCATCGGCCACCAGGTAGCCGCGGGCGCGCATGGCCGAGACCATCTCCGACTTTCCCGCATTACCCTTGCCGGTGACATGCCGCTTGATCGTGCCCACGGGAACGCCCTGGTACGGGATTTTTTGGTGCTCACACCAGCTGGTAAGGGTTGCCAAAAAGCCGCCGTAGGCATGAGCGGCATCGACTCCGAGGTGACGCCGCACCTCCTCGAAATAGACAGCGTCCAGCCCAGACACGCCTCTGCTCGGGGGCGTCGTAGCCAGAACCTCATCAAGCCAGCGGCGAAAGCGCAGGTAGCGCATGCCACCACCTTCAAAGCGTTGGGGTTTAAAGCTGACAAAGCCGTGGGTAACCGAGTGATCCGGCAGGCTCAAAGCCCAGCCCGTGGTGGTGCCCAGGTCGAGCGCCAAGATGGCGCAGGGTGTGGCGTTGTGTTGGTGATGCATCGGGGAAGTCCTCCAAAGGTGCGAACAAGCGCTCTTGCCAACTTGTTCATGCGACCTGGAGGAGCCCAGGCACCGCCGGGTCAGGGCTGGTGCGGCTCCCTCATGTCCGTTGCTGTTACGGCTGCGGGGAAGTCAAAGCGGCTCGAATGGCAACAGCCAGAACCAACTTCAATCTTTCATCTTTCAACGCCAAGTGCATGGGCCTTGGAGTAGTAGAGAGATATTTCAATATTTATTTATTTCAATCTAGTTCTCCTTCTCTTTGTCTCTGTCTGGGGGGCTTCGCGCGCGCGAGGCTCTAGGCCCCCACTTTTATATGTGTATCTCTAGTGGGGGGTTTGAAAGATGAAATTACTGAAGCAAGCCCATCCGGGCGCCACCCCCACCTCATAGGACCTTGATCCACTGAGCCGGTCGACCCTTGCTTTGCAGGGCCATCATCTCGATCAGCCCAGCCTCAGCCAATGTGCGCAGCACCCCGTCACGCTGGCGGTGGTCCATGAACTGGGTGCGCCTGGTGAAGTCGCTCTTTGACATACCGGCCATGCCAGCATCCCGCAAGATTTGCATGGCTCGCTTGTGGTGGGACTCGACCTGGTTCTCGGACACTCGGGCTGACGCCTCACGGATGGTGAGCTCGGCACAGTGGCGCGAGAGCATGATCCCCCACTCGGCATCATGGTCCTCGATCTGCGGATCTACGGGGTCACGCGAGACCGCGCGAATGAGCGCCAACTTGGTAGCGTTTTCCTCAATCCGGGCCAGGATGGAGGAGTAACCGGTGCCTCGTGAGGTGCGAAGGCGCTCCACCAACTCCTGGTCAAGCTGGCGGAAGGTCGCTCTGGCTTGCGGGGTCATCGGGACGACGCGTGGATCCACCAGCACCTCATCGATGGCACCCGCATCCGTGAGATTGCCGTTGAGCTTGCCGCCTCCTTGGTGGATGAGGATCAGCCTGTCAATCAGGTCCTGGGGCGGGTCGATGACGCCAAACGCCTCGTTGCTGTCCGGGAAATCGTCCTCGCTTTCCATGATCAAAAAGCGAGCCAACGACCCGTCAGCGACATTGGAGGCTTGCAGGGCCTGCCAGAAGTGCAGCGGCGTCGTTGTGCCATAGATGCACGCACACGGCTGGTGAATGGCCCGATGGGCGTTGTTGTGCTGGGTGCTTGCGTACTCCACCCCGAAGTAGGTGGTGCCCGATGTGGTGTAAAGCTCGGTCATCAGGTCCAGGATTTCGCACACATAACGCGGCGAACGCTTGCGGTCGGCTGCTGCCGAGAGAAACATCCCAAACTCGTCGAGCTGGAACAGGATCGCGGGCTGGCGCTGGATGGCAGTCAGCAGTCCAGAGCCGGATGCGATCTTGTTGCCGCCCAGGTATTGCAGCAGGTTAGCCTTGCGGAACAACTCGTTGATCACCACACGGCTGTGGTTTTTGCCGGCTCCGCTCTCGGCGATGCCAACCACATACAGGTTCGAACGGATGTTGCTCTCGGTGCGGTACTTGCGCCCCATGAGCGCCCCGATGGCACACAAACTCGCGCCAAGGGCAAGGACTGGCTGGGGGCGCTTGGCTGTGGCCGCCATCAAGGCCATCATGTCTGCGATCACACCGCCCACCTGATCCCAGCCGACCGGCATCGGCTTAGGTGGTGGCAGGGAGATTTCCTGCGGCTCAATGGAAATGGGGTCAGCGGCCTGCAGCGCTTGCAAGAGCTCGCGCGCTGGGTGGTGCCCGTTCATCACGATCTCACCATTGAGTTGCATGCCAGCCTCAGGCTGCCAGCCGTTGTCCAGCGCCAGCTTGTAAATGGTTCCGGCGCCAATGCGCTGGGGAGAAAAGCTGCGCCAGCTGCGTGCAGTCGTCTTAGGGTCGTTTTTCTGTGACGCTTCGGACCAGACCTCAAAGAGCGGCCAGCCGTCATCGCCCAGCGCACCCTTGATAGCCATCCCGATCCGTACCCAACTGTCGTAATCCAAGTCAGCGTTGATGATGTGCCTGAGGGCATCCTCAACAGCCTCGTAGGTGCCGCGCTGCTCAGGTAGGTTGGCGAACTCCATCGGCGCCCTCAGCCCTACGCCAAGTGTCTTTGGCCGCAGTTCGGCTGGAATCAGCCGGTAGGCCTCCTTGGCGAACTCGCGGGCTTGGGCCTCCGTGATACCAGGCAAGTCATCGGGGCTGAGGTCCGCCAAGGTGCTCACTGGCCAGTCGTAGGGCTTGCCGGTATCCGGGTGGATGCCATAGGCGATGAACTGCTGGCCCACCCCCAGCACCTCGATGGGCGGATACTTGAAGCCGGAAAACGGCTGCACGGCCCGGTACACAAGAAGGCGCTTGGGTGCATGCCCGATGCGAACGGCAGGTGTGTCGCCCAGCATCCGCTTGGCAAGAGCCTCCATCTCCAGGGCGATTGTGGGCGAATCGAGAATGTCGATGTCAATGCCGATCACCCGGCCAGCGGCAATGCCGATGCCAGCTTCGGGCCAGTTGCCCCAGACGTCGACCTCGTTATCGGTGGTGTCACGCTCGCAGTGCCGGCTCCACTTTGGGTATTCGTGCCAAGCGCCGAGTTTGTAAAGACCAGGCTTCTTGGTGTTGGGTTGAATCGGCAGGATCGGAAAACCGCGATCGACCAGGGTGGCGCCCAACTGCGCCATGTAATTCTTGTTTGTCATGGCGCTCCTCAAAAGGGTGGGTCATCGGCATAGGCCTGGCGAAGGAAGTCTTGAAACGCGGTGACGGCCACATCGATGAGCGTCGCCCACTCTTGCTCGGACCAGCTTGCAAGGTCTGTCTTGCCGATCTCCTCGACATAGGCGCCCGCGCTCATGCTCGCCGCTGCCAGCGCATTGGTTTCGTGTTTGTTTGGATCGATCATTCCCTTCAACCTTGCAGTAATGTTTTGGCAGCGCCGAGAGCACTGCTTGCTGTCTGGCGCTTCCTCACGGATGTAGCGAGGTGCGAATCCATAGCCGCGGGCATCCCTGCGGCAGATCACGCACATCATGGAAACCGGGCTCCTACGATCTCGGTGTAGCGTCCACTGGGGCGAACGGCAATCTCTGAAGGGCAGCGCAACTTGGCAGAACAGGCAATAGCCTCATCCACCCGCCGAGGCAGCGGCAAACCCTGGGCACGATTGGCCCACCAGGAGGCGGCCTTTTGGCGCGGATAGCCTTGATGCTCGATGCAAATCCACTCGCTGTGGTGCGTGAGGCCACTCCAGTAGTCCACCCGCAGTGAAGGCGGCTTGCCAGGCTTATCGTGCCGGGCGTATGAGACGCTGGTGACGGGCACCCACTCCGACTTCCCGGAGGTCAGCACGTCCAGGTTGCTGGCCTTGGCTTCGATCTTGAGTTCAGGCGGAGGGAACACATGCCCGCAATCGGGACAGGTGCGAACCGAAGCGTGAACGATGCTGTCGCACTCGGGGCAAGCCTTGGTGGGGGCGACGCCATCTTCGCCACCTTTCGGTCGCTTCGGTTTGACTGCATCAATCGGCCCGTGCCGAGCAATGTTGCCGGCGAAGTCGAGCACCAAGCAGTCCGTCTTGCCAGGAGCCAGGCGGCAGCCTCGCCCAACGATCTGCACATACAGACCCGCCGACTTGGTTGGCCGCAGCATGGCCAAGAGGTCAACGCCAGGTGCATTGAAGCCAGTGGTAAGCACATTGGCATTGGTCAGACATTGAATCCTGCCGGCCTTAAAGTCATTGATGATGGCCTCGCGCTGGGCACCAGGCGTGTCCCCAACGATGGTCTCGCAGGTCACGCCGCGAGCACGGATCGCGTCACGGACATGGTAGGCATGGTCCACACCGGCGCAGAAAATGAGCCAACTCTTACGGTCTTTGCCGTAGGAAAAGATTTCATCCACCGCGGCCTGAGTGATCGAGTCTTTGTCGACCGCCGCCTCCAGGTCTTTGGCAATGTACTCACCACCCCGCGTACCAACGCCCGTGAGGTCAATTTGTGTGGCCATACGCTTGGAAATCAGAGGTGAGAGATAGCCTTGGTCGATCAACTCGCGCACCGATACCTCATAGGCAATGTCGGTGAAGATCGCGTCACCCCCTTCATGCAAAAGCCCAGAATCCAACCGGTAAGGTGTCGCAGTCAGTCCAATCACCTTCATCTGAGGATTGAGCCGACCCAGGTCAGCCAGGAAGCGCCGGTACATAGTGTTGCTCGAGCGCGGAATCAAATGGGCCTCGTCGATGAGCACCAGGTCGCACTGCTGGACGTCGTAGACGCGCTTGTGGATCGACTGGATGCCGGCAAAGAGGATGCGGGCACGGATGTCTCGCTGCTTGAGACCGGCCGAGTAAATGCCTGCAGGCGCCTCCGGCCAGAGCTTTTTGAGCTCGGTGTAGTTTTGCTCGATCAACTCCCGCACATGGGTAACGATCAGGATGCGCTGATCCGGGTAAGCCTTGAGGACGCCCTCAACGAAGGTCGCCATCACCAGTGATTTGCCGCCGGCGGTTGGGATCACCACCAGGGGGTTACCCGTGGCCTCGTGAAAGTAGTTGTAGATGCCTTGAATGGCACCGCTTTGATATGGACGAAGGGTCAGGCTCATACTCGTGCTCCTTAAAAGGTGTTCGCATACTTGTTCATACCGGTGTCGCGCCAGCGATTCCCACTGGCGAACTCGTACTCGACCCAGTCCTCGCCTGCGTCGACTTGCTGGCCTGGTACCAGCGACGGAATAAATAGGTGCATGGCGCAGGCAGCGCGCTGATCAGCCTCAGTCAATCGACGGTCGTGGCGTGCGCAGTGCCACCCACCATCGACAGGTGTCGCATGTAGGCAGGTACGGCAATTGACTTCAGGTGCTGCGGCATCTGATGCATTGGCGTGACACACTGGTGCGTGATCACACATCCGACACTGGTACCAGGAGGGATCCGGACTGATTCGCGGTGGCGGTGTAGCGGCAAAGATCACGCGTTCTGCCTTGGTCATGAGCCCCATTGCAAACGCTGGGTCTGCCTCGACCCGCTCTACGTAAAGGTCATCGGTGTCCTTGCAGACGGCCAGGTACATCGCCCGAGTCAAGCCCATGAGGTTCATGTAGGTCTGCATCTGGGAAAAGTGCAGCGGCTTGCTTTCGCGCACCTTCTTTGCCAGCAGGTCGTTGAAGCTCTTGACCGAATGCGTCTTGAACTCCAGGACATGCCATGTCTTAGGCGCTTCCAGAAGGTTGATGGCCACACCGTCAAGCGAGCCACCAAAGTGGCCACCATGCGCTTGGACCCGAAACTGGCGGCCAGTATCTGGATCAACCTCCAGGACCGTCGCTCCAGTTCGTCGCAGGTTCTGAACCAGACGGGCTTCCTCGAGTTGGCCGGTTTCGAAAAGGCGCAGGAGGCGTCCTGGGTGCTGAGCCCGGGTGACCCAGCGGAAATCAAACCAGAGCGCTCGCTCACAGTCTTTGCCGATCAGCGATGCGCCAAGGTGGGCTCGAAATCCGTCCCCAGCGTCGGCCTCGTAGGCCGCGAAGATCGCGTCCCTTGTCGGGCTGGTGATGCTTGGCAACTCAGCCATGCTGCACCCCCTGTTTAGCTTGAAGCTCTCGGGCACGGGTGACCACTGCCTGCCAGCGTTCGTCATCGCAATCGGCACGCAGCACCTCGATCAGCGCGTCCTTGAACCGCTCTCGGTGCCCGACGGGTTGGGCAACATGAAGCTTGGCCATGTGTGCCGTCAACTGCGCCAGTTCCTGCTGCTTCACACGAAGCGCAGTTTTGGCCCGGTGGAACCACGTGGCATCGAGTGACTTCTTCTCCGTCTGGCGACGGATATCGGTCGTGGCGATCTGGATCCGGATGGAGGCGATCTCATCTTGAAGCGCGGCCAGACGCTCACGGCAGCCCTGCAATGTGCTGGGCAGTCGGATCGGCGTGGCCGCTAGAGCGTGCTCATGCATGCTCGGGTCCTCCTCAGGCCTGACGCTTCCAGGGCAGGCCGTTGGCCGCGGGAGTAGCGGTCGGCGCAGCCGTGATGGGACGTGCGGCAGCAGGTGCCGAGGGCGGCGTGAACGACGGCGCGGGCGGCGCTGCTGTTGCGCTGGCACCGCCTCGCGGCAGATAGCGAATGGAGTTGGACTCGCCGTACATGCCCTTCGGGGGACGCACCCTCACATCCAGGGTCATTGGGACCAAGTGCAACTGCTCGGAGTTGCTGACCTGCAGCTTGCCCACGGCGCGACAGATCGAGGACAGGGTGCGCTTGGCGATCTCTACCGTGTCCGGGTTGGCGTTGACCAAGTTGAGCCGGTCGAAGAGTTTGCGTCCGACGTACTGGCCCTCAAGGATGTCGACCTCCAGGTAGAGGTACTGGCCGGTGCCATCCTTGGTCGCACGCATTTCGCTGGCGACGATTTGGCCAAGGTACTTGCCCGGAGGCAGGACGTCGTAGTTGCTGCTGGGCTCGACAGAGGATGCGTCGAAGGTTTGTCCGAATGAAGCCATGGTGATTACTCCTTTTTCAGGTGCGGGTGGTGGTGGAAGGGATCAGGGTCGAATGCAGGGTTTCAGGCATGGCCTGCGCAAAGGCAGACCATTCAAGGGGAAGCGTGTCGGGCAGGTCGTAACGGTTCTTGGCCAGGAATGCGGGGCGTTCGACCGTGTGAATCACACGCTCGCCCGAACCCACGGCACGGCTGACCTTTTTGTTGAAGCCGACGTCCGCCTTGACGGTGGAGATGCGGTAGTTGGCAAACAGCACAACGTCCGAGTGCTCTTGCAGCAGTGCCGCTGCGCGGGCATGGAGCTTGATCACATACCTGTCGTAGGGGTCGTGCTCAGGCGAATCGAAGCGCTTGATGTCGGTGTGGGCGATCTGCACCACGGTCATGCCGCGGTCGTCGCGAAGCGCATTGAGGCCATCGATGTATTGGCGCCAGAGGTTCAGGGCAGCAACGTAGCCTTTGCCGTACCCGGCGTCCTCGATCGAATTCCATCCGTTGTCGCGGCAAGCTTTAGCCCAGACCAGCGGTTCCAGCCAGTCCACGCTGTCGACCACGACCGTGGAAAAGTCGTGTTGCTCGGTGTAGAGAGCTGCAAGCGCCTCCATCACCTCATCGAAGGTCCGTGACAGCGGGAAGTTCGCAGCCGACAGCGTGCCCAGACCATCTTCCGTCTGGATGAATACGGGTTTGTTGGCCTGGCCTGCGAAGGTGGTTTTACCGACGCCAGCAACGCCGTGGATCAGCACCCTTGGTGGCTTGGGTGTTCCAGCCCGGTTGAGTTGTGCAAGGGAGATGGCCATCAGACTGCCTCCCCAAATTTGCTGTCATTCGCTGCCTCAGGCACAGCACCGTCCACGATGCGCTCGAGCTTGTATGTGGGCTTTCCGGCCTTGAGCGTGCGTGCGGGTTCGAACAGTTGGCGCACGGCAGGCGGCCAGGCCGTGTACTTGGTCTCAGCGACCTTGACCTCCAGACTCACGTAGTCCTCGGGGTTCTCCCCCCACTTGCGCAGGGCCTCGACGGCTTCTTTGAGCTTGCGCTGGTCGTACTCCACCTTCTTGGGGAGGTCGGCAATCACGGTGTGGCCATCCACATCAAAGCGAACCGTACCGGTGTTCTTGCCAGCATCCTGGCGCAACTGATGCGCCCGCTCACCGAAGCGGCGGTGCAGCACACCTTGGAGGAATTGCTTGTAATGGCGGGCGGTGTCCTCAGCATCAGACACGCGCTGGATCAGGCGGTAGAGGTCCGCCAGTGGCAGGCTTTCAAGCTCTGCCATCACGAAGTTGCCCACCTCGTCGAGGGCATCGGGTTCAGGGATCATGGGGACTCTCTTTCTTAGTGGGTGCCGGTGGCGGGCACGGGGGAAGGCGTACCAACCTGGCGAAGGCGGGTGCGGATTTCGGGTGGCGTGAGGGTGCTGGCAGATCGCACAGCGATGTAGCGGTAATGGGCATCGCCCACCTTCAAGCTGAACAGGTGGACCAACCCCAACTCGCAGGCGATCCAGGCACGTCGGGCAAGTGCGTGAAGGCGATTGCGTTCCTTGGACTCCAAGCCGCTGCCCGAGTCAGAGCGATCCAGCAGCAGGAAGCCTTCGTGGTACTGGATAGACTGGCCGACCAGGGCGTTTGCCATCCAGTCGCACAGACCGGCCTCGGTGAGTTTTTCGGATGGCACGTACACGGCTTGCAAGGCTGCTTTTCCAGCATCAATGCCAAGCCCGAGGTGGCTGCGCGTCGTTTCAACAATGGTTTTTGTGTTCAAAATCAAATCTCCAGGCGTGAGTTGGCCTACCACCACCGCCCAGAGGGGCGCGGCGTTTGCGGTTCTTGAAGGTTCTTACCGAGCGAGGGGGCTGGTTTTCTCAGCCACCCCGCGATCGGTCATGCAGCCGGCCGGATGCCGAACATGCGCAGGTGCATACGCAGGTCGTCAACACGGCGGTAGAAAGTGGCGGTGGACATCCCTGCAGCCTTGGCTGCGCTCGGAATGTCGTGGTGTCTGTCGATCAGGTCGAAAAGGTCTTGCTGGTCCTGACTCATGCAGGCCAGCGCGGCATGGATGTCATGCAGCGTTTCGCTGTCCCTGAACAGATCCCGGTCATCGGACCAGAGCGGTATGACGTTTTTGCCCATGTGGGAAGGCTGAGGCAGACCGAAATAGCTGGGATCGTTTTCAGCGTCCCGGAAATCTGGCTGATATTCAACCCTGCCCCATTCCTTGCTGAGCGCATTGGCAATGTCAGCGGCTAGATTTGCCGAAACGGCGCCCGTAAAGGTATTTAAACTGCCTTTGGTGACATCAAAAGCCGGTTCACGCTCAAGCAATCCAAGAATAATTGACTGCCGAACATCCTCTGCCTGTGATTCAGACAGGCGAAAGTCCCGCTTGAGGGATGCAGTCCGAACGGCAGCCGCCGCCATAGCGGACGCCAGGTAGTCGTTGGTGTAATTGGCGGAAAGGTGTCTCATGTTTGCGCTTTCGTGTTCGAATGCGCTCATGATGCCGGCCAATTTTCAATAGCAAATAAGCTTTGGAGTGCTAACCAAATGCTGTGGGTGGGCAAAACACCCGGGCAGGATTACCGGAGCACCCGGTTTGGGTACCCAAACGGGGTAAATCAGGTGTTTGATTTGGCTTTTCGGTGCCCAGAAATCCACTCATTGATCGTACCGACTGCAAAAGTGTCCAGATCTTGCCGCCGGGCCTCTTGGGAAAGCCAAAGCCAGAGCTCGGCAGCGGCGGCAGCAATGCTTTTGCTCTGGTACGAGGGGTTTTGGTCGTATTGGGCCAGAACTGCATCTCGACTTTGATTGCGCCGTTGCAAGCTTTTTTCTTTTCCGATTTGGCCCCAGGCTCGTCGCTTCTCACTTTCCGCCTTCTTGATTTCCTCGATGCCCTTTTTTACGCCTTCCTTAGTCAAAGTCTCTGCACGATCAATTGTGGCCTCAGTCAACTCTTTAAGCTGAAGCATTTTTTTAACTGATTCAGCGTAAGTAACCGTTTCCATCGCCTCAATCAGGTTACTGCCAAATCGTGAAACTTCATGGGGCTCGTAATTTTTGTTTTGTCGAGGGATTCTCTTCATTTGCTTGAAATCAAAGGTCGACTCCAACGATTCGAGATATCCGCCGACCATGGCTAATGCCATTGCAGCAAAATATTCGTACTCCTTGACATTGGGGATATCAGGATCATTCGAAGTTTCCATCGTCTCAAGAACTTCTTTTGCAGCTTCAATCGGTCGCGTATTGTCGGAAGTTTTAATATCGTAGTGCTCAAAGGCTTCGGACTTGAAGTCACGGAAATGTCCGTCTTCATCAGTCTCCAGAAGTTCATATCTTTCATCGCTTTCAATCGCTGAAATAGCTTGATGTTTTTCATTATCGAAATAGCTGTCAATGCAAGCATCAATTTCGTCAGCAAGCCATCGAACCTGCTTTGACGATCGGCCCTGGAGTAAATAACGCGCCCTCCAGACAATTTCACGCGCTTCAGAAAACGGCGCCCAAGAAATTTCATCTTTCATCGGATCGAAGTGGTCCAGATTGCTCGGGTAAAAGCCCATACTCTCCCCCTAATAACGGCTGCGTGCTCAGATAAGTTCTATTGTAAGTTTTGCCCGCCACTGAGAAAACAGCCAGACCCGGCCGGTATGAACCTTCATGCCAGCCCAATCTTCACGCCCCGCCTCCAAGAAGCCCCCAGAACGGTCCTCAGCAGCCGTCGTGGGCGCCATCCTTGCCCTAGCCGTCATCCGGATGCATGACCGCCAGGATCGACTTGATAACCTGACCGAACAGAGCGTTAGTACGGGGTGTCCTGACCACCAAGGAGAACCCCAGTGACCGAAACCGTTGTGGCCCGAGTGGCCGCCCTCAAGACCATCACCACCGCCGAGCTCAAGCAGATGTGGCGGGACCTCTTCAACCAGGAGCCGCCCCCGTTCAACAGGCGATTCCTCGAAACCCGCCTGGCTTACCGGATTCAGGAATTGGCCTACGGCGGCCTCAAGCGCGAAACCGCCAAGCGTCTTGCACAACTCGGTGAGCAACTCGATGGCGGAAAACAAGATGTCCGGCGCCGTCGCCTGGATAACCGACCAATCGCCGGCACTCGCCTGATCCGGGAATGGCAAGGCACATCCTGTGAGGTGTTGGTCTGCGTTGACCACTTCGCCTACAACGGCCGGCCATACAAGTCGCTGTCCAGCATTGCCCGCGCCATCACCGGCACCAACCGCAACGGCTGGGCTTTCTTCGGCCTCGGCTCGGCAAGGAGCGCAGCATGACGGATGAGCGTCGCCTGATCTGCGCCACCTACACGCGCAAGTCCACCGAAGAAGGGCTTGATCAAAACTTCAACTCGCTGGACGCCCAGCGAGACGCCTGCGAAAACTTCATTGCCAGCCAGAAGTCCGAAGGCTGGATGATGGCCCGCGAACGCTACGACGACGGTGGCTTTTCTGGCGGCAATATGCAGCGACCTGGACTTCAGAAGCTGCTGGATGATGTCCGCAATGGCATGGTCGACATCATCGTGGTCTACAAGATCGACCGGCTGTCGCGCTCGCTTGCCGACTTCGCCAAACTGGTCGAACTCTTTGACGAGCACAAGGTCACCTTCGTGTCGGTGACGCAGGCGTTCAACACGACGACCTCGATGGGGCGGCTAACGCTGAACATCCTGCTGTCCTTCGCCCAATTCGAGCGCGAACTCGCCGGCGAGCGGGTACGCGACAAGATCGCCGCCTCACGCCAGCGCGGTATCTGGATGGGCGGCATGCCCCCGTTTGGCTATGACGTCAAAGACCGCAAGCTGATCCCAAATCCTGCCGAAACGCAGATCGTCCGGGAAATGTTCCAGCGCTTCGCCGCAACGCCTTCAATGGCAACCCTTGTGAGAGACCTGCGTGCAAGAGGTGTCACATCAAAGTCCTGGACCACCTCAAAAGGGATCGAGCGCAGCGGGAAGTTGATCACCAAAGGGTATGTCTACAAGGTATTCAAGAACACGGTCTACATCGGGATGGCCGCATACAAGGGGAAGCAATTCCCCGGCGAACATGAACCGATCATCGAGCAAGAACTCTGGGATACGGTCCAGGAAAACCTTAAGGCTGGCGACAAGCACGTGAAGGGCGGATCCGAGTCTCGCGACACAAAAGCCCCAACGCTGCTTCGTGGGCTGCTGTTTTCACCTGAGGGGCGTGCGTTCACGCCAGGCTGGACCAGCAAGGGTCCCAAACGGTACCTGTATTACATCAACACGGATGCGATCAAGCTCGGCAAGGATGCCTGCGAGGTCCGCCGCATACCAGCGGGTGAAATCGAAGGGGTGGTAGTGCAACAAATACGCGGGGCCCTACGCTCGCCAGAAATCCTGTCTCAAGCCGTGCATGAAGTGTCAATTGCCCGTCCGGACATCAGCGAAACAGACGCCATCAAGCACCTGCAATCGATCGACCAGGTTTGGGACCACCTCTTCCCGGCAGAGCAGGTGCGCATCGCGCATGCATTGATTGAGAGGATTACCGTTCGCAAAAACGGCATCAGCATCACTTGGAAGACCAAAGGCATGCCCAGGTTCCTGCGTGACTCGATCATGCAGCAGCCCTACAAGGAGGCCGCATGACACCCTCACTACAAATGCCGGAAACAACGCACATCCCAATGACCTTCCGTCCACGTGGCGGAAAAACAGTGATCGTCATGCCTGATGGATCACGAGGGGTCGTACGCCGGGAGGCAACGATCGATAACACGATGATCAAGGTGATCGCCAGGGGCGTCCGGTGGCAGCGACTGATCTATGACGGCACGTATACATCGATCGAGGACTTGGCTGCAGCGGAGAAGATCAACCCGTCCTACATCAGCCGAATCTTGAGGCTGGCGTTTCTGTCACCGGTCGTAGTGCAGGCGATCCTTGATGGGTCGCATCCTGCCTGGCTGACGATGAGGGATCTGCTGGAGCCATTTCCGATGGACTGGCGACAGCAAGAGCAAAAGTTCCTGGCTCAGTTTCGGCCCGAGCCCGCCGTGGCCAGATCGAGTGCAGCCTGAAACACCGCCTGCATCTGGGTATCACCAACGCAGATGCGCACCAGAGTGATGTCTGGAAACTCGGGGGCTCGGCTAAGCAACGCCTTCAGAATGATCTCAGCGGCTAGTTCGGGCGGAAATTTGAAGACGCCCGTACCGACAGCGGGCATCGCCATCGACTTGATTCCTGCATCCTTTGCAACCCTAAGCACTTGGGCGATTGCAAGGTCAAGGTACTTCTCCGGGTGATCGTCATTGATATAACTGGCTGCCCTGGCATGAATGACGTACGGGTTTGGAAGCTGGAAGCCCGGGGTGACAACAGCTTCGCCGAGTGCGATAGGCGAGTAGCGGCGGCAGTACTGCTCCAGTTCCGGCCCCGCCGCTGTGTGAATGGCACCAGCGACACCTGAACCAAACCGCAGGTTCGCATTTGCCGAGTTCACCAGCGCGTCCACATCCGGTTGACGGACGATGTTACCGACTACGATCTCAACCCGCACGTTTCTTTCCTCGCCGCTTAGGCTTTTGCCACATCGAAAGAATCACCTGATCGGAAATCTCCCCCATCCGCGGGGTTACCCAGTTGTACCCGCCATCACCAACTGCGTCATAAAACTCTGCTGGGGTCCGCCATAGCCCCCACCATTCACAAACCGGCCCACCTTGTCCGTGAACCTCGATAAGGCACCCCACAAACGCAATAGACCCGTCACTGCCGATTAGTCGATAAGCATGCAACGACGCAAGCAAGTATGTGTCGTCGCCGGCTTGCGCGTAGTTGATCCGCTGTCGGGCCCAACTCAACCGATCTGCATCTTGAATCTCAACTTCCTCTGGGATATCGAGGTTGTATCGAGCCTCTGCATCGGAAAATTCAAGTTGGGCGATGTAGCCGAGCTTCAAAGAATTTTGCTCACCGAGATCGGCAATCAAAAAGTCCCAGCCGTCGATCTCCAGCCACTCGCAGATCCGAGTGAGTCCATCCGGTTCTTCCACCCCAGCGGCGAAGTCCCTCAGTACAGCGTCCGCAACAGGTTGGAGGTCAGGAGGCAAACATGTTTCAGCGTTCATCATTGGCCCCCTCAGGGCTTACGGCCGAACAACTTGGACAAAAACCCTCCACCGCTCGATGCACTAGGCTTCGGGCTTAGGTCGCGCAGGGGCTTGTCTGGAAGTTGGCGCATACGGCTGTCGGGAATGAACTGCTCGAGCAAATCCGCCCGCGGCTTCAACCCCCACTTGCGTAGGACATCAGAGAAGAGGCGCGGAGCAGATTCAGCCGCTTCAATGGCGTAGAGATCCGGCGCAAGGATTTCCGCATAGTCATCAAGAGACCACTCGCGCTCAATAGTGATCGCCTGCTGGGCTTTGTGGCAGGGGAAGTTTCGTTTGCCAGCCGAAACACGGCCAACAATGTCGTGCTCCAAGACAAGTATCAGAGCCGAAGCACAGGAGCCGAAATTATGTTGGTCATCATCGTTCGGACTGCTAACAAGTTCCTTGGCCCAGCGTAGCCAGTACTGAATGGCTCGATGTTGAGGGAACTGCGTGTGCACTCGAGCCGCCTCCCGCACTTCGTCAGCATTCAGCTGGGGACGCAACTCCTCCAGGAACGAGAGCACCTCCGCATCACCCATTGCAACGAGCGCGCCGAAAACAGCGGCTCGATTGGCAAGGGTAGATCGAGAAAACAAGTTGCGGAGCTCGCCGCATGCATAAAGCTCGCCATTGACGTAGTCAGAGGAAGATACGAAGTCGATTGCCGCTTTTGTTGTGATCGGCACGTCGTCATCGAGGACCAGGAACGGTAAGAAGACGACAGGCAAAACCTTGCCAGCCTCTACTAGCCCAACCATTTCACCTTCAAGAAGCAGACGGGTATCACTGTCCAGGCCCTCGGCGACAGCGTGCTTGTACACCGCTGAGATCTTGGCGATGTAAGAAGTGTCGCCCTCGACGCCGTAGCAAAAGAAAAGCACTCGCAGAAGGTCAACTAGCTGCTGCTCTGAAAATTGCTTCCACTCGTCCGAAGCCAGAATCTTGTCAACATCTTCGATCGATTCAAACTTCAGCCGCTGAGGTTTCTTGACCTGAGGCTCATTTTCTTTTTCCTCGGAGAACTCCGGAAGCCAGACGGCAGGAAAAATCTTCTCGAAGAAAAATCGTTTGAACTCTTCGGAACTCAGAGCAGTGTCTTTAATGTGTCCAGAAATTCCAGTTTTTTCGATCGATCCAGCCCAGGCATAGAACAGAGCCTGCAGTTCTGGTTTCACATGGACTTCGGATGTAACGACATCAGCCAAATAGGCGGCGGCGGACTCTGGATCATCAGCCTCATCACCGTCGCCACCTCCAGCCATTGCCTCAGAGACCCGGCTCCACGGATCGCCAAGGTGGCGCTTTACGCTTGCTGCTACTCGTACAACGTCATCCTCAAAGCGTTCAAAGATCTGATGGACAACTTCACGCCTCGACTCTTCTTGGATTTGATTACTTACCAAAACCAATGTTGGACAACTTCCGTAGTCCAATGCGATGAGAGGCTCAAAGTCTTGCTGAGGAATCCAGGTGTCGCCAACGGTAAATCGCCCGACTTGCTCAACTGTTTGGCTAAATGGATTGAGCATGACCTTCACCAATGGAAGGGGCGCATTTAAAGTCGACTTACCGACGCTAGCTACAAAAGTCAGTGTGGGGCCAAAAGGATTGACGATTACCAGCGCATAAAAAACATCCAACTCGGCTCCGTCCAGGTCTTCCAGCGAGGACGTGATCGGCTCGGCGTACATTTGTACAGAGCACGGGGTAC